AGACAGAGCAGGGTTAAAGCCTGCTGAAAAGATTAAGCAGGAAATCTCTCATGTAGAGACTGCTTCCACCGATGAACTACAAAGGGAACTGGAGGCATTAATCGGAACATCTGATATCTCAGAAATCCCAGAACTGGTGAACTAAAGTGGGCGTTAAGGGAACTAAAAATATTTCTTCAGAGTTAAGTGAAAAAATATTTCAGGTAGCTAATAGGGAAGAAGCAAAAGGTTTAACCAATAAGCAAATTGCTGAAATTGTAAATAAAGAATATTTAGAAGAGACTGGAAAGGCATCAAATATAGGTGAGAGCAGTGTTCGTAGGCATGGGAAGGTTAGTAGGGGTAGTGGTTATCGTAGTGTAGGAAACTTAGTACATTCTATGGATGATGTTATTTCTAATCTTGTGGCAAATAATTTATCTACAGAGGGAACAGAATCAGAGCTTAGGAGAAGGTCTAGCCAAGCAACGGCAAGAAAGAATCTATCTTCTAGAGCTAGGATAGGGGCTTTTCTTAGTCGGAGAGCGACAAGATCAACAAGTCCAGAGATTAAAAAAGAGGCAACCAGATTATACGAAAGATATAAAAATGAACCCTCTTTCCCGAAAACGAAAGCGGATTATGCTAAGATAGATTCATTGAGAATTGGTAGTGGGTATAGAGGAGTATCAGGTAGGCCACCCGGAACCGGTAGGGGGGGCACATTTAGAGAGACAGAATTAGCTGGCCCAGTTCCCGACGAAATAAAACAGTTTACGAAACATGTGGATATTATAAATGATCGGGCAAATATGCTTGCTAGATTAGGAATAATAACCCCAGAAGTAAGAGATTCATTAAGGATTAGTAGCGGTCATGCATTAAGCAAAAGTGATTCTTTGTGGCCGCAATTAAGAAATTCACCCTCTAATGTATTTTTGCAACCATTAGCTGAAAATCTAAGAGCCGGAAGTAAGGCTACTGCAAAAGATATATACGAATACATAAGAATGAATGAAAGGATGCCGGGAGCTGGAACCGACAAAAAATCATTAAGAAGTATGTATAGTATTAATAATATTTTAAAGGCAAATAATTTAGAACCAATACCAGAAGAAACAGTAAAGTATTTTAGGGGGTTGCCCAGCATTAGGTCTTGGGGTCCGAATGTTGGAAAAAATATTGTAAGCGGTGTGGGAACTACAAGTGGGGATGTTAGCGGTGTCGTAAAAAGAAGTTTAATAAATTTACTTGGAAGCCGCGCTGGTAACCGTGTTCTAAAATCTGGAAAGTATGCATTACCCGCTGGAATTTTAGCATTAGTAGCCGGTAAAACTCAAGCATCAGATTTGCCGTGGCTTGCCGCAGATTTTGCTACAGGGGTAGATTCAAGAAAATTTATAAAAGGGATGCAAGATCAACAGATGCAGAGGCATGGTCAAAGTTATGGGGATTACGCTAGGAGTAGCAGAGTTGGTCAGGCAGTATCTGGTATAATAGATTTTCTCACTAATGAAGAAAACGAATACAGAGAAAGATTAAAGCATAGGCTTTTATAATGCCAATACAATCATGCACATTAAAGAGCGGTAAGAAAGGATGGAAATACGGGAAATCTGGGAAATGCTATGCAAATAAATCAGATGCAGAACGTCAAAGAAAAGCAATCCACTCAAGCGGCTACAAGGGTAGAACTGGAAAAAGCGGTAGAAATCGCTAGAGAGATTAGAAACAGAGAGCGGTACAATAAGCTCGACTTCTACGATCCGTATCCTTACCAAAAGAACTTCCATGAAACAGGGTCAGAAGCCAATCAAAGGCTTCTCATGGCGGCTAACCGAATAGGTAAGTCCTATTGTGGGGCCGCAGAAATGGCTTATCACTGCACTGGGTTATACCCAAAGTGGTGGAATGGNAGAAGGTTNACAAAGCCTGTAGTGGCATGGGCNGGTGGCGTATCAAACGAAACCACCAGAGATATTGTACAGTTTGAATTATTGGGTTCCCCTGATGATCCAGAAGCATTTGGATCCGGCGCAGTCCCAAGAAGTTGTATTATAAAAACAGAGCGCAAACCGGGCGTACCTAACGCAAAGAGCATGGCACTAATTAGACATGTTTCCGGGGGGAACTCCTCTTTATTTTTTAAGGCATATGAGATGGGAGTAGATAAGTGGCAGGGAAGAAGTGTGGACTGCTGTTGGCTTGACGAAGAACCAAGTCGAGAGCTGTATTCACAGGCTGTAACACGAACCCTTGACCGGCGCGGAATGGTCTATATGACCTTCACGCCGGAAAACGGTATGACAGAAACAGTCGCCTCCTTTATGAACCGTTTACAATCCGGTCAATCACTCACTAACGCCACATGGGATGATGCNTCTGAGAAGATCATGTCCATGAAGGGTGAGAGAGGGCATTTATCTGAATCTGTTATGGAGCAGATCTTATCCTCTTATTCTCCTCATGAGAGGGAAATGAGAAGATACGGTAGACCTTCAATTGGCTCCGGTCTTGTATTTCCTTTTGGTGAGGAAAAGATCATTGTAGAGCCTATACATATAGAGGAGCATTGGCCTAGAATAGCGGCGATAGACTTCGGGTGGGATCACCCCACAGCGGTTGTCTGGTGCGCTGTAGATAGGGATACCGAAACATTTTATGTGTACGACTGTTACAGAGCTTCTAAAGCCTCACCGTCCGTACATGCTGATATAATAAAGTCAAGGCCGCATTTTATACCCATAGCCTACCCGCATGACGGCAATCGCAGGGATAGCATGGGAAATCCGGGCTTGGCTGACCAATATAGAAATTTAGGTTGTAATTTTCTTCTGGANCATTTTACAAATCCACCGGCTCTTGGCGTTAATAAAGGGTCTAACAGTATCGAAGAGGGTTTGATGGCCATGCTACAATTAATAGAGGCCGACAAATTTAAAGTTTTCTCAACCCTATCAGACTGGTTTGAGGAGTTTAGAATGTATCATAGGAAGGATAATAAGGTGGTTCCTATAAGGGATGATCTTATGTCTGCGACAAGATATGCATTTCAATCACAACGGTTTGCTGTTTCCGGGAAAGATCCCGCATGGACGCAAGACGTAGAATATAGGAATTATGGAATAGTTTAATGGCTAAAGATAAAATTACTGAAGAAGATCTAGTTTCTAGAATCAGAGGTGAGATTACCGATTCTCTAGGATACATGGGAGATACGATCTCCACCCAGAGAGAGATGGCTATGAAGTATTACTATAGCCTTCCCTTTGGAAATGAAGTTGATGGTAGATCCCAATATGTAGATTCCACCGTTCAGGACACCATTGAGTGGATTAAACCTTCTTTAATGAGAGTGTTTGCTTCCGGCGATGAGATGGTTAAATTTAATCCTCATGGTCAGGAAGATGTAGCGATGGCTCAACAAGCCACAGATTATGTGAACTATGTATTTACTAAAGATAACCCCGGCTGGGAAATTCTTTATTCGTGGTTCACGGATGCTCTATTAAGTAAGAACGGAATAGTTAAAGTATGGTGGGATGACTATGATGAAGAGAAGAGAGAGGAGTATCAGGGTCTTGATGACTATTCTTTTGAGTACCTAATTAACTCTCCAGAGGTTGAGGTTGTAGAACATACAGAGTATGAGGACGTTGAGTACGAGTCCCGAGAAATTATAGAAGAACCCGGCATGGTTGAAGAACAGGCTACTATGGCCGGGAGAATGTTACATGATGTTGTTATAAAAAGAACAACATACAGTGGAAGGATTAAAATAGAAAACGTTCCCCCCTCTGAGTTTCTTATCTCAAGAGAGGCAAAGTCTATACAGGATGCAACGTTTGTATGTCATAGAGTAGAGAAAACCTTATCTGAATTAAGAGAGATGTACCCAGATGAAGATCTGGATGCTGAAAGTCTTGGCGGAAGTGATGAAGACCTCATGGCCTTTTCCGCAGAAAGACTTGAGCGTTATGCGTTTGATAAGTCTGCTGAATACTGGGGAGTAGGTGCGGGTGATGCGTATGATGACGAATCCCTGCGTAAATTCTGGTTGCATGAGTCTTTTCTTAGAACAGATTATGATGATGATGGTATTGCAGAGCTAAGAAAGATTTGTACGGTGGGATCAACTGTGCTTGCTAACGAAGCAATAGATTCAATTCCCTTTGTCTCTATCACTCCTATAAAAATTCCACATAAGTTCTTTGGTTTATCTATAGCTGATTTAGTTATGGATCTTCAATTAATGAAGAGTACGCTGATGCGGAACCTCATGGACAATATGTACAACCAGAACTTTGGGCGTTTCGCCGTTTTGGAGGGTCAGGCTAACCTTGATGACCTTCTTACACAAAGACCGGGCGGTGTAGTAAGAGTTAAATCTCCAAACGCAGTTACGCCTTTGACAACTCCTGCATTGGAGCCTTACACTTTTCAGATGCTTGAATATCTCGATAGTGTAAGAGAGTCAAGGGCCGGCGTATCTAGGATGTCTCAGGGTCTAAATGAAAACGCTTTGACATCTCACACCACAGCAACAGCAGTTAATGCAGTAATGGGGGCGGCACAATCACGGGTTGAACTGGTAGCAAGAAACTTTGCGGAAACCGGTGTTAAGGATTTAATGATTCAAATATATACCCTGCTTCACAAGAACCAAGATAAAGAGCGCGTAATTAAACTTAGAAACGAGTGGGTTCCTGTAAGGCCGGATGTATGGAAGGATAACTATGATTGCACTGTATCAGTAGCTTTAGGTAATGGTAATAAAGATCAGCAGATGAGTCACCTTTCCCAAATGATAAATTTCGCGGCACAGTCAATGTCTGGTGGATTGCGAATTGTTAATGAACAGAACATGTACAATCTTGGAGCGGCTCTAGTTAAGGCTATGGGTTTCCAAAATGTAAATGATTACTTAACAGATCCTTCACAAATTCCACCACAACCAGAACAGCCTTCTGCTGAAGAGCAGACACAAATGATGGAAGCTCAAGTTAAGCAGGAAGAGTTAAAAATTAAAACCGCAGAAATGCAATTAAAGGCACAAAAGATACAGCAGGAATATCAGAAATTAGCTGTTGATGCCAACCTAAAGCAACAGGAAATTAATCTCGAAAGAGAACAAAAACGAGCCGTAGCAATAGGAGCCACATGAGCGATTTTCTAAATGATGAAAGAGCAAGACATGCAAACAACTTATTACAAAACGAATTATTTATAGAAGCATTTGATGTTCTAAAAGAAGATTTAATGAACCGCTGGAGTCACAGCGGCTCGGCAGAATCGGAATCCAGAGAATCAATCTGGTTAGCGATGAGATTGCTTGATAGGATTGAAGGTCATATAAAGTCCATAGTTGAAACTGGACATATGACTGAAGCATTGAAAAAGCAACACCCATTCATCTAATTAAGGAGTAAATTATGGCGGATACGCAAGAAGCTTGAAAAAGCAACACCCATTCATCTAATTAAGGAGTAAATTATGGCGGATACGCAAGAAGCCCCGCATCCGGCTACACAGCCGGCCCCACCAACTGGTGGAAGTGTAGAAGAAGCAAGAGAGGCATTACTCTCACTATTGGATCCTGAAGAGGAAACACCTATAGAAGAGGAAGCCGCCCCTACGGAAGAAGAAGAGTCTACTGAAGAAATTCAAGACGAATCATTTGAAGAGGACGATCAGGAAGCATCCGATGATCAAACCGATGATGAAGAAGTTGAAGAACCTGAAAGTGAAGACCCAGATCTATATGCTGTAACTGTAGACGGCGAAGAACATGAGGTCACCTTTGATGAGCTTCTGAAAGGCTATTCACGCCAATCGGATTATACAAAAAAGACGCAACAGTTGAGCGGAGAGCGCAAGCAAATTGAGGAACTTCATCAGAAGTACACCTCTGAGATTGGGCAAATTCAACAGGAGCGTCAGCAGTACATGGATTACTTAAATCAAATTGTTGATCAGTCCATGAGCGGTTTAGATAAATATGCAAATGTAGATTGGGAGGCTTTAAAAAATAAAGACCCAATTGAGTATATAACTAAACGAGAAGAGTATAGGCAGTCACAGGAAAAACTTCAGTCTATGAAGAATGAGCAAGCGCAAGCTCAACATAAGTATGCAATAGATATGAAGCAAACTCAATCTGAAATGGTTCAACAGGAGCATAAAAAGCTAGTTGAAGC